CATGAAACAGTGTTTCACTTCCCACCCGTTCAAATCGGACTGGATTAGATCCAAACCTAATCCATCCAAAATACAATCATGTATAGCGAAATACTTTCGCGAGCGTCCCCGCCGACCTACCGATAATTTGTATACTACAGCACTATCGAAGGCTAGGGACATGTTTCGTCTTCCGCAAACTGTACATCCGTTTCATGTCAATGATGTTATCCGTCATTACAGTCATCCAGAACGTAGTCCCGGTCTACCCTACACTACAGAAGGATTGAAACGCAAAGATGAAGTTGATCCTAATCGGATAAAATGGGCAGTTCATGCCATGAAATATGGTATCTGGCCGAAATGCCGGACACCGTGTAATGCTGTCGCTAAAACGGCTGTTCATCCAACTGATGAAAAGCTGCGCCTCATATGGGTTTACCCTGCTCATATGACCTTCGGAGAAGGTATGTTTGCCATGCCTTTAATCCACGCATACAAGCAACAACAGAAAAACTATGCAATATGGCTTCGTTACCATTGTGGTGACATGCGCTATATGTACTCTGTGAAACCACCAGGTTACACCTGGCTTGCAGCAGATTGGTCTAGTTTTGACGCCACTGTGCCTGCTTGGCTCATACGCGACGCCTTTGCCATACTGAGAGAGAACCTAGACTTCGCTCGGTATCAATTCAGAGGCCTACCCACAGATAAAGAATCGTTGCCTCGACTGTGGAAGTGCATTATAAATTATTTCATCAACACGCCCATTAAATGTCCTGATGGAAAAGTATTAGTAACAAACGCGGGGGTTCCTAGCGGTAGTTATTTTACTAATCTGATCGACTCATTGGTGAACTGCATTGTTGTCCATTACCTCCTTCTTACGATGGAGATGTCCTATTCGCATACTGCGTTTTGGGTAATGGGTGATGATCTGTTAGTGGCCATATCGGATGCGAAACTTGATTTGAACGCCCTGGCTGCCACTGCCAAAACTACATTTGGGTTAGAGTTAAATGTAGAGAAAAGTGAAGTTGGAGAGTTTCCGAATTTCCTGGGCTATACCATGTCACGTAATGGTGTACCGGGTAGTAACTACGACAGACTTATGGCGCAACTCTGTCTACCCTCACGCCCAGATAGGACCCTCGAAGAATTCTGCGCACGGATACGAGCTTTACAGCTTGCATCTTTCGGTGGTAATAAACCTTTCTTGTATGAAACCCAGAATTGGTTGGATTATATAGGAATGTCGAACCCACCCCCTCTTAGAAAGCGCGATGAACTCAGTACAAAGCTCGAGGCACTTGGGTTAGCCGGATGGCCACCCTTAGAGCGAGTTCTCCTTATCTAGGATTTCTAAGAGATACGAG